AGCTACACCCATTGGTTTAGAAGCTCTACCTAAATTTTCTTTAATAGCAGCTTTTGCTGTGGTTAAACCTTCGTTTAATGTTTCAAATACGAGTTTAACTTCTGCTACGGTAGTTGCTTTGTCGAATGCACCTAATACCTTTGCTTTTTGGTTTTCAGTCAAATTTTTACCGCGGAAGATTTTGTTTACATAAAGTAGTTTAGAATTTAAAAGATTAACTTCGTTAAGTTCTTTTTTCAATTCGTCTACTTCTTTCTTCATTTCTTCCATTTCTTTTTCAGCTTCAGAAACTTTCATGTCTTTGAGTTTGTCTTTCATATCTGCCTTAGCATCTTTGAAACCATCCTCATAGCCTTCTTCTTCAGCATCTGTTCTTGCGTTTTCATCAACAGCAGTTTCTTCGTCGTCTTCAACTTCGATTTCACCGTCTACGTCAACTTCAACGTCTACATCATCTTCGAATGATTCACCAGCTTCTAATTCGCCAGCTGAAACCATATCTTCGATTACGTCTTCAATGAACTTCTTAAGATCCTCTTCTGACATATCGTCAAGGTCAATTTCTTCGTCTTCCATGTCTTCTTTCTCGTCTTTCATACCGTCGAGGTAACCCTCTTCTTCAGCATCAGTACGAGCATCTTCATTCATGTCATCCTTTTCTTTACCTTCATCCATGTCTTCTTTCTCACCTTCGGAAAGTTCCTTGTCTAACTCAGCTAAAAGTTCGTCTAAATCCATTTCATCTAAGTCGTAGCCTTCATCCATGTCATCTCCTTCTTCCATTTTCTTGGTTCCGAGTTTTTTACGGCCCATTTGACCCTCGTACCCTTCTTTGTCGTCAGCTTCTTTCATGTCTTCTGCTTCGTTCTTGTGATCCATTTCTTCGACTTCCTTTTTGGCTTCGTCCATCTTGTCTTCAGCTTCATCCATTTCATCCATTTCAGCCAACTTTGCAGCTAACTTTTCTTTCAGATATGGGCTGAATTGCTCTTCTAGAGCAGCTTTTGCGTTTGCGATAGCAGTTTCTTTAACAGCTTTAGCGTCAGCAATAGCTTCCTTTAACAAATCTCTGTTTGTTGCCATAATTGTTTGTCCTCAAATTAAATTGTTGGAAATACGATTATTAAGAATCGTAATAAGAATTTTAAATATCGATGCGATATAAGAGATCGCATATTACGGCAATACGTATATAGAAAAAAATAAAAAACGCCCTTCTTTCGAAGAGCGTTCTTTGGTAGCGCCTCAATACAGAGGTATGCTTTATAGTATAGGGCAAGAACCATTAGCGCATAATATTTCACTAACGATTTTATTGATTTTTTCGTACTCGTTTACAGGAACTTCTTGTCCTTCTTTAATCATATGCATGTATGAACCTGGGTTAGAAGGTGTTGATACAAAATCCCAACATAATAATTCGAAGTCATCTTGTACTTCTAATACACCATCTCTTTCTTGTAACGAGCCCATACCACGAGATGAAACACCTACTTGTACATTATTTTCAATTAATGCTTTTAAGATGTTACCCGCACTAGTAGGTAATACTTCAATTTTACCAATTACATTATCTCCATCCCACCACATATCTCTAATAATATGAGATACATTTTTAAGGTTAATAATTGAAGATTCTGGGTGGTCTAGTTCACCTGTTGCTCTGTTTTCTTTAACTACTTCTTTGTATTTATCGATTTCTCTTTCCCATAACTCTTTAGAATAGTAACGTCCATTACCATTTTTAACCTCAGCAGTTGCTAAAATACCTTCAACTAATGGGTTACCTGATGGAGCTATAGATTCAGTTAAACTAACAGGTTTAACGTTAAATGCTTGAGTTTCGATTAATACTTGTTTCATATTAATATCCTGATTCTTTATATGTTTCTAAATCACCATATCCAGATTCTTTGTATTTACCTTTAGGTTCAACAATTTTACCAGCACCAGGAACATCATCTTTATAACCATCAATTTTAAGACCAAAAGCAGAATTTTTTACATAAAAATTCATATCTTTAGCTAAGTTTTTAGCTACAATTGCTTTTAATTCTTTAACTGTTTTGTCTTCATTTTTAGGGTCTTCCATTTCAACATAGTAACCTGATAGAAAAGCTTGACCATATAGATTATCTATATTTTTTTCATCTTTATAATCGTAGTCTTTTGTTTCCATAGCAACTACATCCTTACTAGGTTCTTTAGCCATTGCTTTAACTTCAGCTTCAAAGATTTTAAACCAGTCTTTTCTGCCTGAGGTTACTACACCACCTGCTCTATTTTCTGCTAGTAAACTTTTACCCGTTAAAATAGAAACAGTTTGATCATAAGTGTTAGAAACACCAATATGATTAGGGAATGCTAAACGAGCCAATTTTAGGAAATGGTCTTTATTGCCTTTTCCTTCTTGGATTAATTCGTATTCTCTTTGTAAGTTATTCATTATTTTTCGTTTTTAAACATTTCAATTGTATCATCTAAATAATCTATTGCTAGATCCGTCGGGTAATAAATAGTGAAATCTTGTTTTTCTCTATATTTGTCCATTGTATCTTGTTTAGCTCTTCCTAAAAGAGGAACTAATTCATTTAATTTAGATTCTATTTTTTCAAATCCTAAAATTCTATCTGAAATGTGTTTTTTAAGATTTGGGCTTTCTACTCCTAATGATTTAATATAATCTTCAATTTGGGCTTGTTCTTCATTTAAAGGGGATGTTTTACTTTTAGATAAATTAACTACATCAATTGTTTTAGATGATTTTGGTTTAGGAGCATTTTTATATCCTAATTTGTAGTAATAATTTACAGCAGCACCATCAGCTTTTTTGTTTGGGTTAAAAGCAAATGGAGTTGCATATTCACCTCCAGCAGCAGTTGTAGAAATTTCTTCTAATGTATTTTTTATCTGATTATATTGATCAGGATAATTTTTTCTAAGATGAGTTCTGTATTTATTAAATACATTTTTTAATTCATCCGCTACTGCTTGAATGTTAGAATCATTTTGAGCATCTTTAGTACCCATTAATTGTTTTAATGCTTTTACAGCATCAGACATCTTTTTTAATGAATCACCAAATGAAGCTAATTTAATAATATTGTGAGAAACAGAATTTGTTTCTGGGTTGATTTCATCTGTTTTAAAATATGTTTTTAGATCATCGGAAAAGAAATCGTTTTTCATATCCACAGGACCGTATTTATCCTCTAAACGTTTAAGTAAAGCAGGATCTACGTCTTTAGGTTTTAACGTTTCTTTTAATATGTAATTATACTTACCCATGATTATTAATTAACTCTTCTAATAATTCACTATATTGAAGTAAGTTAATTAAGTCATCATCACCCACGTTTTGGTTTTTCCCTAATGGAGATAAAATATTAATTACTTCATTAATTTTGATTTGAGTAGCTTTATCCTTTACTTTTGAGTTAAGTTTAGTTAAAGCTTCTTGAAGTTGGGTAACCTTATTATTATAATATTCTTTTAACTTGGGAGTGTTATCTACTGAATTAATAAATTCTTTAAGAATTTCTCTTTGGTTATCATTTAATGAACCATATTTGTCATTAAATTTTTCTAATAATACTCTATAAGTTAAAATTCTTATATCTTTATCGTATGATTTAAATTCTTGAATTAAGTCAGCTTCTACTTTTTTAGACTGGATTGTTTGTTCAGTCATATATTCTAGTAATGCTACTTTATTATCAATAATTTGATTTGGGTTAGATAATTGCTCGCTATTATATATTTCAATTAAAGTATATAATGCGGCGTGAGCTCTATAGGTTGGTAATTTTGTTTTAAAGAACTCTTCTAGGTTATAATGATCACCTATTTCTTTTATTAGATTATACTTTTGTCTTTTTAAAGTACCTCTATTCAGGGATTTAGAAGACTCAATAACAGTAGATAATATCATATCTGCTTTGCCTTCTGTAATGTTTTTGTGTTTGGTAAGAGTTTCGTATAACTTAAATTCTTTACCTAATTCTGTTTTTACGAAGTACTTTTTTAAAATACTAGAGGCCTTAGATGTTTTACCAGACAAAGTATCCGCCGTAATTTGGCGTACCAGCAATTCAAATATGATACCTGTATTTTTGTACTTGGAATGTTTAATATTCATTCTCTAAATAGGTTTTGTTATAAATATATAAGGATTTTTATTCCTTGATATTACTTTCATCAAGAAGTGATTCGCCTTTGTTTTTTAAATTTAATTTTTTATTTAAAGATTCAAATAATTGTTTTTTTTCTAAATTTTCTAAAGCTAAAGGTGAACCTCCTTTATATTGAGGGCGAATTGAATCTGATTCGTTATCATCATTTTTCATACCTTTAGCACCTAATCTATCTTTACCAAAAGCATTATCTTGTGTATTACGATTACTTACTTTCTCTTCAGGACGACCTAAAGGCTTTTTCTCATCATATCCCGCAGGTACATTAGCTGGGTCAGAATTATCTTCGTATCTTCCTCTACCATACAGTGAAGCTAGATCGTGGGGTGTACCATAAGATTTACCTGATTCCATTGGGTCATTCCCTTCAGCTTCAATTTGTGAAATACGGAATTTACGTTTTTGATCTTGTACAATCAAATCTCTCATTTCATCGTACTGATCTTGGCTAAAGTGGAAGATATTTTCATATACCCAATCTGAGGATACTAATTTAGATTCAACCATAGCACTTGCTAAATCCATTTTCTCCTTCATCAATGCTACTTTCTCTTGATCGTAGATAATTGAAGGAGTAGTTAAATCTAATTCAAAGTTTGTTAATGATTCCTCAGTATAACCTTGTGTGTATAGGTGTACTAGAGCAATTTTATATAATTCGGATAATACAATTCGTTGGATACGGTCAATTGTACGAGCAAAACGAATATCTTCGGCGGCTAATGTAGCTTTACCTGTTAAATCTTTTTCATAACCCATAAATGCTTTAGGCACTTTAAGGGCAGCAAATAATTTATCTCTTAAATATTCAACATCAGCAATACCATCATATTGTAAACCACCTAAGTTTTCAATTGAAGTAGCTGTATCGTTACCTCTAACAGGAAGATAAAAATCTTCCATTAGGTTTTGCATATTGTATTTTAAGTTATATTCACCTGTTCTTTCATCCATCAATGGAGTACGTTTCATAGTACTAATGGTCTTTTGCATGAAGTTTTCTACTTCATTAGGTGGAATAGAACCAACGTTAATTTTAAATACACGTCTATCAGGGCTACGAGAAATTCTATGAATCAACATAGCATCTTCCATTAATGTATATTGTTTAAAGATACGACGAGCTGGTTCGATATAAGCTCTACCATAAGGTAAGAAATTAACATCTGTTAATAAACGGAAGTGAGCCATTTCATAATTATCAAAATAAACTCCATCTTCTTGATCTTTATTAAATGTATTAGGAACTCCATAATAACCAGAACCACCACCATAAATACCTTCAGGTGAATATCTAAATCTTACTGCATTTGGGTGTTCTTCATTATAATTTTCTTGTCTTTCAATATGGTAAGCGGTAAATGGTATTACATTATAAACACCAAATTTTTCAGCAATTTCCATTTTTAGGAAAAAATCACCATATTTACACATTTGTCTAATCCATGACCATAAATTAAACTCAATGTTTAATACATCATAAAATAAGTTATATAGAATTTTTTGGATATTTTCATCAGATGACTTAATATGAAGTACTTCACCCATATCATTTTTAAGTGTACATTCATCTGAAATAATATCTAGAGCTGAAGCAATAATAGCATCATTATCCATTACGTCATAATCTGAATAGATCATGGTGCGTAAGTATTGATAATTTACATTTAATTGTTGTCCCCATAATGAGGTTGAAGCACCAGAATAGATACGATTATATCTATCCATAATTGAATTTGTTGCTATATCTCCTGAACGTTGAATACTATCAACATCCATTACTTTAAGTTGATTACCCCCTTGATTTCGGATAATTACGTCTGTTGAAAACAAACGTTGTAAGCGGGTAAATAATCTAGTATCAGCCATTTGTATCTAATTATATCTTATAAATATTAAAGAAGCCAACTAATGTCCTCTTTTCCACCATATGGATTGTCAATTTCATATGGATTCTTATTTTTATTTGAAGAATATGCACCAATGTACGTAGTCTTACTTATGTTTCCAAGTGTAGCTCGAGTCATATCATGAGAATGTTGCTGGAATTTTAATGATGTATCTCTTAAATACATTGCAATACCAAAAGCCATAACTAAATCATCATTATACCCAGTTTGAGCTTCAGGTCTACCATTTTTCCAAACAAATACTTTCATTTCTTCTAGTAATCGTTTCGATTGAATTGTTACTGATCTGTCACCTACATATTCTCTAAATTTATTTACAACCAATGGTCTTGTTCTCATTGACATTGTAAACCCAGGAGTCATCTCACTGTTACCTTCAAATACTTTAAGGTAAGATTCCGCTGTTAATTGATCTGATTTTGGTGAATGGTATAAATTTCTATACCCACGCTCAATAATTGAATCTAATGTTGCCCACCCAATTGAAGCATTCTCTACAACCAACATTGCGTTATTATATTCTGAGCCTAAACCAACTAAAAAATATCCAAATTCTTTAGGGGACATTTGTCCTCTATACTCAGCTACTTGTGTATTTGTTTGTATATCAATTACGTGAGCAGTTGAAAAATCTTTTCCATCTCCGCGAGCAACATCAGCCGTAATCATGTATTCTCTAGAATAATCAGCTGCTTCCCAAACCCATAAATTTTGGTCTGCCCCTCTTCTTTCTAAAGGATCTTTAATTGTAGTTTCTTTTAAAAATTCAACCCATTCCGAATAAAATACAACATCACCTGAGGTGCTAAAATCGCAATCACATTCCTGTGCTGCTAATCTAGGATCACCTAGTAATTCATCTTGTCTTTTTCTCCATTCTTCATCTCGTTCCGGGTGTACAAACCAAGGTAATTTAATAGGTAGAAAATCATTTTCTTGATTTTCAGCTGAAACCCATGTTTTGTGAAACCAGTTACCTGTACCATAAGGAGTGGATAATACAATAGCACCACCACCAGTAGCCAAGGTTTGCTGAGCTGAAGCCCAAATTTCACCAATATTTTCAATAAATGCAGCCTCATCAACCAACAACAAAGAAACGGCTTCTGATCTACCAGCATCAGAACTTGCGGAAGTAGCTTTAATTTGAGAGCCATTACTGAGTCTAAGGGAAAGTTTATTGTTCTCGTCTGCTGATATTTTTAACCAGGAAGGTAAGTTATCATACATAAATTTTACCTTCGTAACCATATTACGAGCCGTTTCTTGCTTGGTTGCTATACAAAGTACATTTTTATCTTTATGAAATAACATTAACCATAAAGAATATCCTGCTGATAAGGTTGAAATACCTAACTGGCGAGATTTCAAAATGATTGAATATGGGTTATCTCTTAGTAAATGTAATGTTTTTTCTTGAAAAGGGTATAAATTAAATAATACTCTACCTCTTTGTGGGTGTTGAATATTACAGTATTTTTTCATAAAATGTGCTGGGTCTTGGGCACATTTAATATATTCCTGTCTTATTATTGATTTTAAATCTTGTTTACCCATTATTTACCTATTTTCCAGTACATACGAACTGTGTATACAGGTTGAAAATCTGGGTTTAGTCCAATTCCAAAACCGTATGCATCTCTTTTTTTATTAATGTATAATAATTCACCATTAATATTTTGTACTGCTTGATTAGTTGTTCCTACCGAAATACCCCCAAAGAATTCACGTTTGTAGAGGTAAATAGTATTAGTAATTGTAGTTGTTGGGATGAAAATGTTGGATTGTACATCACGCATTGAGATTAGGTTACGGGTAATAGTGTCATTAATGACAATAGAACCTAACGTATCTATCTGAATTGTATCAGTATAGAAGTATTTAGCATAATAATCTTTTAAGATTGCAACTGTATCTATACTTGAGGGAATAGTATCATGTATTGTTTCTATTCTGGTTTTCCATTTAGGAATATATTCAGTTTTAGTTATTGAAACTGTATCCCATTTTGTTACGGTTTCTGT